AAAGGCGGCTCACCACGGATGCAACCCCCCCCAAGTGAGGAAGCAGGTTATGAACGAGGGCCCGAAAATCGTCGACTTCAACATTGCCAAGCGGCGGCACTACGATAAATGCGTGTCGGTGAAGAGGTACGACAGCACGGCGATCATGAGCTTCGCGCAGCTGGAGTCGCTTCAGGAGGCGCCAGGAACACCGATTGAGGAGGTCTTGCTCGTTAAGGCGCATGTCTCGCTGACCCTCGACGAGATGCGCGAGCTTCGCGACACGATCAGCGTCGTCTTGTTCGAAGCCGATGCCGGCCACGGCTGACATGATTTTCACGCCCGCTTCTTGCGTTGGCCGGCCGGCCGGCGCACGCGCAGTGTGGTTTTTGAGGCGAGCCTCGCCAGCAGCTCGTAAGTGATCCCCGCGTAACCGCGCTCGTCGGCGGCCTTGACCACAGCCAGCCAATGGTACGGCGGGATCGAGTCGCGCGCGTACATCGCGTGGGCATGCTTGCGGGGGATGCCGACATCCTTCGCAAAGGTGCCGAAGCTGGGCCAGCGGGTGATGATACTTGCGTAGTTGGTGATGGGCATGGCCCATGTTTCTACAAAATGTAGGAGGCCCTGTCAACTCCACTTTGTAGATGCTTTAGAGTCCAAGAAATTTTTGTGGAACCCCTTCATTATGTAGAAGGTTTTGTGGCATGTTGTGCTACGTCACGACCCGTTATGTAGACAAACTTATAGAAATCGGTAATAATGCGATGACCATGACGACTCGCGGCGATCGCCTCAAACAGGCACGGGAAGGTTACTTCAAATCTGCACGGCAGGCTGCCATAGCCTTGGGCGTGCCGGTGGCGACATATAACGCGCACGAGCATGCCCAACAAAAGGGCGGGCGCGATTTTTCGCCAGAAGAGGCGCAAATCTACGCGGACAGGTTCGGGGTCAAATTAGAGCACCTATTGATGGGAATTTCTGGCGACCCACCGTCCAATAATACCTCTCCAACGATCCCTGTGATTGGGTACGTTGAGCCTGGGGACATCGTGCATTTTTTTAGGGAGGACGAAATCGAGCGGGTCCGGTTTCCAGGTGTTGCCGGCCCCGTCCCGCTCGCCTTACCTTGGAATGCGGCGCTCGAGATGCGCAACAATCCGGACTATCCGCGCTGGCTGGCCTATTTCGATTATGCGAAGCGCCCAATGAACCCCAGTTTGGTCGGCCAACTGTGTGTCGTTGCGAGCAGTGATGGCAAGGTCTACTTGCGTCGCGTCGAGAAGGCGTGGAAGCGCGGCTGGTATCATTTGGTGTCAAGAAACGAGCTTCCGATCATGGACGTGCGCCCGATCTGGGCGGCGCGCATTGGCTTGCAAGCACCCCGGTGAGGAAAGGAACCCCGCAGGCGTTACTTAAGTACCTGGGGGCCAAGTTTGGGAGGATCGAGAAATTCATCCCTTCCAGTTCGCCACCGCTTCGACGCCGAGCCGGTAGGCCGCCACCGCACTTTCGATGCCGCGCGCAGTGGCTTTTCGTTGGGTCTCGACGCTCGGCGCGTTGGTGACGTAGACGCGATAGAGGTTGCCAATTTGCGTGGCGAACGCCTGTTCGAAGGCGCGCTGCATCAACAGCCTAATCCCGTCAGTGTCGCTCATGGCGTCACAACTCACGGCACGCGCGTCTCTAAGTCCTCGATGCGCTCCATCGCTTCCTGTAACGCGCGCGTGAGCGCCGCGCAGATTGCCATCAGGTTGGGCGACTGGACGATCGCTGGCGCATCCTTCACGCCGGATGCCGCGCTCTTCAGCAAGGTCTCCTGCAGCTCGTGCGCCAGGAACCCCCACTGTGGCTCGTCATCATTGACGAACATCGGCGCCAGGGGATCGAGCGGCGGCAGGTTTTCCTTGGCACGTTTTTCTACGTTCTTGAGATATTCGAGCTTCTCGGCCGGCGGCGTGAACTCGGCTCCGGTATAACTGATTGGCTTCAATGCCTTCACCGCGTCCCAGGTGCTCGGCAGCGGCGCCACGTCCTTCTTGATCCGGTAATCGCAGGTGATCGAGATGTTGCCGACATTGGTGACGTCGATCCACACCTGGGCGGCAGAGCCGGTCCAGAAGAAGTTGTGCGAGTTGGTGTCGTAGGAGCCGCTGGTGCCACTACGACCGCGCATGCCGGTGCCGAGCGTGACCGTACCCGTCGGGCCAACTAAAACACCAGTGAAACTCGGGTTGACGAGCCCAATGCTATTGGCGGCACGGTCCCAATAGACAATGCCTTTGTTGGCGAAGGTGTCATCACGCAGCCAAATGTTCGGCTGCCCTCCAGCGGGACTGTCGACATAGAGGTTGCCTTGGCTTGCCTGCAAGGCGGTGCCGGAAACGATGGCGTTCGCAGTGATGCTGCCGGCGGATTTGATCGTGCCATTCACGTCCAGCTTGGCGCCAGGCGTGCCGGTGCCGATGCCGACGTTGCCGCCATTCGGGTTGACCAGCAAGTCTTTGCTGACACTGTTGATGGCATTGACGGCCTGCAAGGCACTGGACCCGCCAAAGTTGGCAGTAATGTAAACCATGGTATCGGACGGCGTGTTTTTAGCAAAAATAGCGTTGCCGCTATCGACAACGAGCGACCCTGTCATGGTATCGCCGGCTTTTGCCACTCGGCTTGACAGATCGACACTGCCAACACGGGCATCGACGTAAGCCTTGTTTGTGAGGTCGTTGGCGTTCGTCGGCACCACGCCGTTGCCGAGCATGCGGCCATCGTTGCGATGGATAGCAAGCGGGATGTCGATCGGAGAACCATCATCGGCGCATCGATAAATCGCAAAATCGGAGCCGACGTTGCCGCCGGTGTCAGCCGTGTTGTTGCCAGGCACAACGAGCCAGCGGCTCTGGCCGCTTTTCTTGCCGTAGATGACGTTGGCGTTGGCGCCGGCGGCGGCGTTCATCGTAAAGGTTGGATTTACGGCGTCGATCATCAGGCCGCCGGTCATGGTATCGCCGGCCTTGGCGACCTTGGTGTTGGTAAAATCAGTGCTGGCTTGGTTGTCGAGCGTCCACGGCTGCCAGACACCGCCAGACTTACGGCGCATGTATTTAACCCCGGTCCCCACGCTGCGGGCCTCTAGGAAAAAATCCGCAAAGCCGGGGGCCGTCGTATAGCAAATCCCCTCAAAGTAATCGGTGCCGTTGGGGGCGCTAGTCGCGCCTGGACTTGATCCGAACGAGCCCGACTTGAACGCGAACGTGTCGTAGTTGGTCACCACCTGGTTGGCGATCTCACCACCCAGCGCCACCATGGCGTCGACGGCATTGTTGGCGCCGGTGCCGCCCGACGAGATCGGCCGCGGCACATTGAGATCATACTCGACGTCCTGGACGTTGAGATTGTACTTGGCGCTCTCGATGGTCGTGTCGGTGACCGCGTCGATCCCAGCGGGACGCGTATAGACACCGTCTCCCCCTCGTGGCGACATTAGATCATCTCCATTACAAGGCGTTCTCTGGATCGTTGTAGTCGATCGGCGGTCGCGCGGGAGCGGGGGCGTTGCCACGCACTTGCGCTGGCGCGGGAGGCGCGAGAGCCACGCTTGGCGGGCCGTTCCGCCAATACTGTCTCTGCGCTTCCGCGTCCCGCAGCATGAGTGCTTGCGCGAGCTGCGCCCTCGGCGAAAAGAACCCGCCGCCAGGCGGCGAATACGGAATGGTGCTTCCTATCGTCTCCTGGCCCAGCGGAGAATTTGCGCGCGCCGCCAGCGCGCCAGGGCCGAACTCGCCTTGCGGAACCGGCTTGCCGGCCAGCGTTCTTGCGCCAGCGCCAAGCGCCTGGCCGAAGAAGGGGACCCTGTTGCCTGTTGCCATCCCCCCTGTCCCCGCCAGGGCGGTGATCCACCCTGGCATGCCGAGCGCATGCGATCCCGCCGCAAGCAGAGCTGCCGTGATGCTTGGAGCCAGTGGCCCGCTGCCTTGCTCGAGCCGGTCGGCAGCGCCGAGCAGTGCGCTCTTGACGCGACCTGGTGCCGGCGTCCCAGCGGCCGTGATAGAGGCCTGTGCCGCGTCGTGGTTGAGCATGGCATTGCGGTAAGCATCCCCAACGCCGAAGTCGTTGCGGCCGGCCGTGATGGCGTTGTCGATCGCGGTGCGAGTTTCTGCCGCGCCGGCCTCGTTATGCGGAAGGTTCTCGCGCAGCTTGACGAGCTCGCCGAGCGTCATTGGCGGGCCTGAGGCCCGCTCGCCAGCCGCAGCCGACAATTGTTGCATTTGGGCAGCTACCCTGGCGAGAAATGGATCGGTTTCCATTCTTGCCTGGAATGCCGCATCTTTCGCGTCTGCGACCGGATCGGGCTTGGGAGCGCCGCCTGGCTGGTTGCGGAGCCGGTCGAGCGCAGCATGGACCTCCGGCGAGGTTTCGCGAGTCGTGCCCGGTGGAAAATTCTCCACCGCGGCGTCGGCATAATGCCCAAGCACGCCGCCCTCGTCAGGATAGCCGGTCGGATAACGGGGATGGTCGAGTTCGGAGAGGTTCCGGATAGTGTCGTTGCTGCGCCGTAGCAGCGCCTGGTCGCTCGGCGGTCTGGTAACACGCGCCGTAAAACCTCGCACGCTGCCGGCCACTGGGATCGCATACATTGACGGGCCGGCAATGTCTTCGCTTTTCAGCGGCGGACCCGAACCTGTAGCAGCGTCCACGGCCTTGCGGGTGACGGTGAGAGCAGGTGCGGCTGCGCCGGAATTGTACGGGTCCCATTCAATGCCCCTGCTTTTTGAGACGGAGAAGGGCAGCATCTGACCGCGATACGTTTCCGGCGGGACATTCGTGCCGAGCCCCATTCCCGATAACAGGGCTTCGGTGCGATCCCGTACCGATTTCGGACTGGCCCGTGTACTGAAATAGTCCTCGAACTCGTTCATGGCTCACTGTCCAATGCCATATTTCTCGATGACCTTTGCAGCCAACCCAGGGGCGTGCATGGCCTTGTCGAAGCCATCCACTGCTCTTTGCGGATTTTTCGCATACAATTCCCTGAACTTCTCGATCTTGGAGTCTGGAATGTGTTCCTCGAGATCGGTCGGGTAGCGTGTGTCGAGCGTCGTCCGCCGGTTTTGTACATAGTCGTCGGTGGGCTTGCCGATGGAATACGAAGACTTCTCCCGCTGGAAATTGTGCAGGACATCGAAGTTCATTTCCTTGGCATGATCGAGTAGACCCTTGATGGTTCCCAGTTCCAGGTTGCGCTGAGCGCCAATCGACGAGAGTGCAGTTTCAAGCTCGACGTTGGATTGGTTGTTGTTCCCAGCCACGATGGCGCGCGCTGGGGCCAGCATCTGCCGCATGTAAGCCTCGAATAACTGGCCTGATGTTACGTCCTTGCCGGTGAAGTACTTCACAACGGCGTCGCCGCCAGGCAGCGCGCTGATGTAACGCGCCGCTGCTTGTGCATTCACTGAACCGACGCCCGTGAACATCTTGTCCGCCATGGCTTTGGCCTGCTCGAGTGTCCTGCCGGCTGTCAGCACCGGCCTGACTTTTTCGTACAGCGGCGTCAAGCGGTCGTTCGCCTCCTTGTCGCTGCCGCCAAGCCGGCGGTCATTCTCCTTCTCTGCGGCCGCGATGTTCAGGTCTGCGAGTCTCCGTTGGGCCTCGGGACTGTTCTGGGCGATGCCGGCTTCAATATACTTTTGGTTTGCGGCCTCGACACTCCTTGCCTGGGCGTCCCATACCGTCTTGCGCCGCGCGAGATCCGCCTCGCGCTGTGCCTTGTATACGCCCGCAAGCTCCAGGAACCGCTGCTGCGATAGCGGGTCGCGAGTGGCGCGCGCCGCCACCATCGCCTTGATCTCCTCCTCCCCCATCGGTCGCATGACTGGCGCCGGCCCCAATACAGGCCTTTCTAGGGGTTGCTGAACACCTCCCGCCGATGGCGGCGCCGGCTCCGGCGCCCGCGGATCAAACGGCCCCAGGGGGGTGCCATACCTCGATTGTGGCGTGCCCGTTGCTTGTGGGGTTGGCGGTTGTCCTCCCGCCTGCGCAACCATCGTCGGCGGCGGTGCTGATGGGATGTCGGTTGCGCTGCCGCCGGTGGCTGCAAGCGCGGCCGTTTGGGCGGCGTCAGCGCCAGCGCCGGCCGGTGGTGCCGATGGGATGTCGGTCATGGTCGGGGGACTGCCGCTACCGCCGCCCCCCAGCCGCGTCGCGGCAAGGCGGGCAAGCTGTTCGGGACGCTCTTGCTGTACATAGGTTTCGGCGCCGCCAGGAAGCTGGCCGGCAGCGTTGTAGCGGCCGGATGCGACGCCGCGGGAGGCAACGCCGCCGGAGGCATTGCCGGTCGGCGAAAACCCCAAGGTCTGCCCACCGGCATCGGACCCGCGTAAGACCGGCGACAGGATATCGGGCGGGGCCGCACCTCTCCCGAACGTAGATGCCGGATAATAGCCGGTCGATCCAGGGCCGGCGTATTGGCGTGTCACCTGCTCCAACGGCTGGCCGCGCGCGGCAGCGCGGTTCATGATTGTTTCGGCAATAATCTGCTGTTCTTGCGGGTTGTCCCCGACCTCGCCTCTGGCGATCGTCAGAATACGGTTCTGCAAAGCAGGATTGGCTTGAAGCTCGGCAATCTGCCTGTTGCGGTCATACACCGGGCGTGGCGGCGGCATCGGAATGCCGGCCTGAGCTGCGGGCACTTGCGGCGGCGGCGTCATAACTGACGCGATCTGATCGCGCACTGGATTAGGGGCCGCTGCCGTTTGATCGGTCGGCGCTGTATCATCGGCTGACGCGAGGCCGCCTGCCCTCCGCAAAGACGTGCCGTAGGCCTCCGACTCCGCCTTCTGGCGCGCCTCGTCGGCGGCCTCACGGTTCATCAGGTCGCGCTGCATCGCGACGTCGTAGATGCGCTCGCCCGCATAGGTGAGGCCTTCGCCCAGGGTTTTGGGGAAGGGTGAGCGCTTGCCGAGCAGAGTTTCAGCGATCTTGCGGCGCGCCTGCAGCGCGTCGTAGCCGCCAGGGCTGCCGGCAGGCTGGTCGGCCCAGAACGCATACGACAACGGATTGGTGGGATAGGGGTCTGGCATCAGGATGCCCTCATGATCGAGCCCATGACACGGCGCGGCTTGATGTATTTGGTTCCGCCGCGGTCGGTGACGACCGCGCCTGGATCAACCTTCTCGACGTCCTGCGCCATCGGGCCGATGTGCCGTGTGCTCACTGGATCGTCCTTGTAAGAATACTTGTAGATCGGCAGCGCCGACTCGTTGCCTTCCGCGCTAGCGGCGAACACCGTGCCCATCTTGCTGATGTTTTCCTTGGCGCGGCGGTCGGACTTCAGATACGCGGCACCGACGTTGCTGCCGAGACCCAGGAGCCCACCGAGCAGCTGGTTTGTTGCCTGTTGCTGCGTGTTGTAGTTCTGGAATTGCTGGTTGAAGTTTGTGTTGATCAGCCCTGCGACATCGGTGGTCGGGATCGAGGTCTGCGGCGGAGTGATGAAGTTTGGCTTGGACACCTGCGAGCCCGACAACAGCGCCGAGATCTCGTTGATGGGCTCCTGGCGACCGGCGTACTGCTCTTGCAGATAGTTGGCGCGCCGCGCGTTCTCGGCGTTCAACGCCGCCTGCGCGCTCTGGGCGTTCTGTAGCTGACCGGCATTGGCGAAGGTGCCGCGTCCGAGCGCTTGCTGGTAATTCTGTGCTTCCGCAGCATTGGCAAATGTGCCGCGCCCTTGCGCCTCTTGGTAGGCTTGCTGTTGCGCCGCGTTCTGGAATTCGGCTTGGTTCTGAGCCATCTGGGCCAGGCGCTGCTGTTCCGCGCCGCCCGCTGCCGTCACGGCCAGCCGCGCGTCGGTGGACTGTCGGTTGAAGTCGCTCATCGCCTGCTGGTAGGCCGGTGAGCCGTAACGAATGCCCTGGTCGGCGAGCTGTTGCTCGAGGCGCGAGCGATCGCGGTCGAGCTGCGGGCTCAGGCGGCCAAAGAGCGCGTCCTCGACACGCTGGCGGTCGGCGGAGAAATTGTCGGCTGGGCCATAGCTGCGCGTCAGGTTGCCGGCGTCATCGAACGTGCCCTGCTGTACGCCGGCGCCGCCGAACGAGGTCGCTGCGCTGGGTAGGTTTTCAATGCGCGAGGTGTCGCCCGCCGCCGGCGCCTGCGACAAGTCGATAGGTTGCGAGAGCAGGTTGCCGATATTGCCGCTCTGAGTATTGGCCAGCGTCGCCAGATTTTTCTGTGCTCCTTCGTTTTGCTGCTGGATTGCCGCTTGGGCTGCCGTGGGCGTCTGGGTCGCCGTGTATTGTGGAATTTGATAGGTTGAGCCGGTGGTGGGATCGGTCCAGGAGAAGGTGCCTCTCTGGCTGTAGTCCAAGCTGCCGGTTGGCGTGACCTGGTTAACGTGGCTGAGCTCGGCATTAGCCACCGCCGTCGAGACGTTGGTGCCGGTCTGTGCCGCCGCCGTGGCGATTGGGTTCGGCGGCTGTGGTGCATCGCCTCCACAACATGAGCCCATGACTATGCCGCCCTTTCTGTTTGTACATCGACAATGTGATGTCCAAACTTCTGACAGAATTTTCCGGCCACCCAGTCCTCATACGTCAACGTGGAGATCACGCCATCATGATCGCGCCCGCCAGCCCTGGGCACCAGGATGTGCGTGAAGTTCATGGCTGCGAGCATTCGCAGGACGTGCGTGCTGCGTGCAGATGTTTTTGTTATGAGCATCTGGCATCCGCAAACCTGAAACGGATATTGGAACATCAAAGCTAGCGTGGATGGGGTCAGCCATCGCTGCTTCGGCTTTGCCTCCACGCTAAACTCAATGGTGCCGGCTTCCGGCTTGTGGTCGAAATAAACCAGGCCGGCGATCAGTTCGTCGGCGACATTGGCGATGCCAATTGCTCGCAGTTTCTTGTCGGTGAAGCCCGCGCGCGGAGAAAACCCAGACGCGAGTTTTGTCTGCGCGACCCAATCCGCGACCAACTGGTCCTGCCCGAATAGGTATTTCAGCGGCATCGCTTGCCCCTAAAACTGCGGCGTAATTCCTGGCAGCCTGGCGGCGGACGAGTACGGCCCGCCGATTGGTCCCATCGGACCGCCTGGAGGCGGCGCGGTGCCGAAGGCCGCCGGCTGCATGCCAGGCATCGCCCCAGCCATGCCGCCTACCGGGGCTTGCTGCTGCATCATGCCGCCAGGCGGGGTCTGGCCACCGCCGGTTGGCTGTTGCGCCATCGCGGGCGGCATCCCGCCAGGAGGCTGGTGGATGCCCCCTGGCGGCGGATCTGTAATCTGGAGCAGCGCCTGTGTGATCGCGTCGCGCGGACTGCCATCACCCATCGCTGGATCGTTACCGTATGCCATCACGCGGTCTCCTCGTTGATCGCCTAACTATCGTCGTCGCCGTCGCCGCTGTCGGCGTCACCGGCGTCACCGGCGTCGTCATCGCCGTCGTCGTCGTCGCCATCGGGCGCGCCATCATCAGGAGCTCCGTAGCCACCCCCACCGGCCTCGCCCTCGCTGGTGCCGAACCCACCGCCAACAGCACTGCCTTCGCTGGTGCCGAAACCGCCTCCAGTGGCCTCACCCTCGCTGGTGCCAAAGCCGCCACCAAAAGCGTTGCCCTCGCTGGTGCCAAAGCCGCCACCAAAACCTTCGCCGTAGGCGTCGGGAGCACCATACGCCGCGGCCCCAAAACCGCCGCCGAAGCCGAACCCAGAGCCGAATGGGTCAGAGCCGAACCCGAACCCAGGTGTCGCGCTAGCGTAAGCAGAGTAGGGGTCGTCGAGCAGCCCCTGAATGTTGCTCGGCAGGTCGGCCGTGGGAAGGTCCGGAAGACCCGCCGGAAGATCGGGGAGCCCTGTCGGCGTTGGCGCCGAGAGGCCCGGTGCGGCGTAGCCCGGTCCGGTGTAGCCAGGTTCTGGACTACCAATCTCGACCCCGCCTACCGAAACATGCCCCTGCGACCCCCCTGGCGTGCCTGTTGGACTTCCGGCGGGCGCCGGCTCGCCCTGGCCTTGGGGCGTCGATGAGGGTGAGGTGACGCTGCTCGGATCACCGAACCCAAACGACCCTGGCGCCGCTGGTGCGCCTGGACTTTCCGACAGTTGGCCATCGCCCCAGGTCGAAGGCGCGCCTGGCTGGTTCGCCTGCGGTGCCGTCAGCAGCGATGCCAGCAGGTGGTTGGGCAGCGGCGTTCCGATCGGCGGCGGGACCGACATCACATTGCCGATCGGCGGTGCCGAGAACGGCACCGATGGCACCGGTGTCGGCGTAATCGGTGGCGACATCGGTGGTAGCCCTGGCGGTGTAACCGGCACTGTCGGCACTGCCGTAAATGGTGTTGGCGTCGCCTGCGGCGTAAATGGCGTGGGCCCTCCTTGGTCGTTTACCGAGCCGGTGAACCCCACCGGCGGGGTGCCGAATGGCGCAAGCGGAGGTGGCGGGGGTAGGCCCCCCCGCGTCACCGGGACTGCCGGGAATGCCGGGCCCTGCGGTACCGGTGGCTCGGCTACAGGCGGCTGATCCTGCGGCTGCGCACCCTGCACGCCTGGGCCACCGCTCGGCGGCCCATGGAAGCCTTCCACGCCGCTGTCACCCTCGGGATATATCTGCGAAGCGCCGCTCAATCGCTGCGCCATTAATGCCCGCACGATGGCGTCGCGCCGATCGGGAGCGCGAGGGTCCGCTCCTGGATTTGACTGCAGGCCAAACATGGCATTCCGGCCACCCCCAAACTGCCTGACACTGTCGGCTCCTGGTGGCTGAACAAATGGCCGGTCCCCTGGCACCGCCGGTGGTGTCAGACTGGGGATTGTGTCGCCCTCCGCGAACGAAGGTGGCCCCTCAAACCCAAAGCGTTGGTTAAACGGTGTTGGGAAACCAAAGCGTTCGTCAAACTGACGCTGTCCCAACCCTCTGTTGCGGAACGGGTTAAACGGGAACAGATCGTCGTCTTCGGCCATCGCACCCTCCTAGACGTTGACGCCTGCGGGCTCGTAAGTGGCCCCGATACTGATCAACTCGACCTGCGGGCGCACGGCTTGCGCAACCGTCACCTGCACGATCGGTGCATGGGCGTAGCCGGTCTCGCCGATGCTGACCCACAAGGTCGAGCGCACCGGCGGTGCTATCGGCCCTGGCTGATCCCATTGCGCGTAGCGATCGCGCTCTGTCGGCGTCGGCACTGGCGGCCCCGGTTGCGGGCTGGCTAAGGTCCAATAAGTCGGGTGTGCCGTACGATCGGCTGCGAATACCGTCGGTGCGGCTGCACTGGTATGAGCGACCGCGGCAGTCCAGTAGTTGTGCGCAGGACCATCATAGGCCGTGGCCCCGACAGCATAGGCAGTGGCATTCGCCCACATCGCCGGCGGCGTCCACATCGACGGCCCCCATATTCCTTGATCCCATATATCCAGTGGCCCTGGGTCTGGACCAGCCTGTGGTGGCGATGGCAGCACGATGTTGTAGTTCACGGCGGCTGCGAGCTGGGGTTGGAACGGCTCGCCGGCCGCGGAGTGGAAATTGGCGCGGGCCTGATGCCAGATGAAGTTGGCGGCGGGCGCACCAAACATCTCCCAGCCGCCGACCAGCGTGGCGAGATAAGGCTTCCTTGCATGATTGCCGTCATCGTAGCCGGTGCGCTCGCCCTGCATGATGATGCCGTCCTGGGTGCCGTAGAACAGGTCGGCGCCACGGCGCAGGAAGCAGAGCGCGTCGTAGCCAATGAACCGGCACCAGGCTCCGGTCGCCAGATTGGAAACCGCACACATGCGATCGCCAGGATTGCCGCCAGGCCAGGTTACAAACAGCGCGCCGTATTCATCCCACCGCGCGATCGTCCACGGGTAAGTGGTCCTCTTAGCCACATTCTCCCGCCACATCGGTTTGATGGTGCGCGTGAGCATCGCGAGCTCTGTCTGCGAGATATCGCGCGCAAGCGCCACCGAGAGCGGTACAATGCCCTCGATCGTCAGCACCATAAGATCGCCGCCGATCTGGATGTGAGCATTCATCCCCATTGGCCTGCCGAGCGACCAGCGCCCTTCCTGCCGCCAGTTGGCGGCATCGCCTGGGTTGGTGCCGGTGAAGACCAGCACCTCGCCTAAGGTCGTGACAAACACGCATTTGTCGTCGTTGCCGTCGCCAGCGTCGGTCGAATAGACCGCCCCGAACAACAGCGTCCCGCCTTTGCCAGCGGCTCCCGACAACGGGATTTCCAGCAATGCGCCACCGACGCTGTTGATGTCGAGATACCAGGCGCTCATCGAGCGCTTCTGGATGAAGAACAACCGATTGCGATATTTCCAGACGTAGCTAAGCGCCGGCGGCGGGCCAAGACCGGGAGCTGGACCGGTGATCTGCGAGGCACCGTCACCAGGTGTCGGATTGACTCCGTCGAGGGTGACCCAGCTGGTGCCATTAAAGCGCAGCGGGTGGTCGCCACTTTCGTTACAAGCGATCAACCACTCGCCGGCCGCATTGTTCATCTGCGCGGCGGCGTAGTTGCCGCTGGTCTGTCCGCTTTTGACCAGCACCGGTGTCGTCAGCGTCACGTCGAACAGCTTGGTCGGCTGTGCCGCAAACATCTTTTCTGCGGTGCCGCTTACATACGTGAACGCGCTGATGACCGGCTGACGTAGTGCGGAGGGCACCGGCGGCACCGTTGCGTCAAGCGCGTGCAGGTCGCAATAGCGCACGGTGCCGCCGCGCAGCTTGACGCCGCGCATGGTCGGCGCCCAATTGTCCTGAATGTTGGCGCCGCCTGGCTGCATGTAGGACTCGTTCTCGCTCTGAACGATGCCACGCGTCGGCGCAGGGAATGTCGTCGTCCGCAGCGATTGCTCGTACTGTTGCGGTACCGGAATTCGGCGGTGCAGGGCGTAGGGCATCAGGGATTACTCATGACAGCGGCCAGCCCCAATTAGACGTCGACGGCGTCGGGTAGGGATAAGCCGTCATGACCGAACTGGGCAGCCGGTCGATCAGGATCGGCGCAGGCTTGTCCGCCCCCTCAGCGCGCGTGAGCGCGTCCATGAACGTCGCCATGTCCTCCGCGTACGGCGAGCCCTTGAGCGCCTTCCATTGCCAGATCATGCCGAGCTTGAGCAGGCGTTCGTCGAGACGGAAACTGTCGGTGTCCGCCATGAAGGCGTCGCCGAAGCCGCCGCTGGTGAGCGTGACGCAGTTCTTGTCGATGTAGTTGAAGGTCGCTCTTACGGCATCGATGTCCTGCGCCGGCAGCACCCACAATGACGAGTTGGCTAGGCGATCGTTTGCGAACGTCGTCGAGCCTGAGGTATGCTTGACGGCAACCTGCCAGACCAATTGGTACGGCACTGTGCCAATATCCATGTCGACAGCAAGATCGCCAACATTGTACGTGTGATTGGGTTGCCAGGCCGACGAGGTGTGGGCGGCCATGATCGGCCAGATGTGCATGTTGCCACCCTGCAGCATCCACTCGCCCCAGGCGTGGTTGTAGCCACGCGCGCGGCGTTGCAGCCACTCGTCGGCACTGGAAATAAACAGCATCGGCTGGATGGCGCTGGTCGAGCGCCACACGTTGCCGTCGACGAGCATGCGCTTGTAGTTGGCCGGCATGGGGAACGCTTCGGTGCCGGCAATGACCGCGGACGGCGGTGTGATGATGCCGTCACCGGTGAAGACCTGCCGCGCAATCAGTCGCTGCCACTCACGGCTATCGCCGGCAATGCGCTGCGCCATCTCGTTGACCACGGCACGCAGCTCAAGTTGCGTGCGCGCATCGGTGACACTGCCGAACAACGAGGTCGGCACATGCACGCCGACGAAGGCGCAGACATCTTTGACGACCGACAGAACGCTCACGATACCCTCATGCTGGCATCAGGTCCGGAGTGGGTTGCTTACTGGCGATCGTGTTGGCCAATTGCAGCAGCGTCTTGCGCGACGGGTTGCCGATCGGGCGCGTGCCGGTCTCCTTGAAGATGAAGTCCTTGATTTGCAGGTTCGACATTTCATCGAACTGCGAGCCGTCGGTGTCGTCGCGCTTGGCTTTCAGCACTTCGTTGTCGGCCTCGAGCGCCTGCGTGCGAGCGCGCAGCGCCTCGAGCTCGGTCTGCATTGCGATGTTGGGCACCAGCGCCTTGGCCTCTTCGATGAAGTCGATCGCCTGGTTTTTCCAGTCGCGTCCGCCTGGCCCCAAATTCTTGAGCTCCTGGCCGTCGATGTGCGCGAGCTGCTCGACGGTGTAGACGTTCAGCGCGCGCAGCTCGGCGCGGCGACCTTCGGATAGGAACGGCACGCGTTCGAGTAGCGTTCCGCTCTTGGTTTGCGCCGCCTGCTGCTTGAACTGCAGGTACTGGCGCGGAAAACGCTCTGCGTAAGTCACCTTCAGTTGTGCGCCGGTAAACTGATCATCTTTCCAGTGGGAAAACTCGGTGGCTGGGAAGTGCTTGATGTCGGTTCGCCCTGGAGTGCGAATTTCGCAGATCTCGACGTCGTCGCAGATCAATCGACCTGCTGCTTTCGACTTCCCCTCGTTAGGGATGGCGATGTGCTTGAAGATTGCCACCAGGTCGTCGTCGGTCCCGGTCGGGCGTTTGTTGAGTGCCATGGATGCTCTCTCTTCGAAGGAGTAATCGGAGAGCGGGCGCGGCTGTACCAGGACCGCGCCCGCTGCCTGCTGCTGGTTAGCAGCCCTTGCCGCCTTTCCGGCTGGGCTTCGGCTTTCTTGCCATCCGCTCTCCTTACGCTGCTGGGTTGGAGTCGTAGAACCGCCAGTTGAACAGCGGGTTGGTCATCGTCAGCTCGCCCATCCAGCCGATGAACTGGGCGATTGCGTCCTTGTCGATCGGCATCTGTCCGTCGCCGTCGAACAGCTTGTCGAAGTTGCGGCTGGGGTGGTAGCGCAGCCGTAAACTGTCGGTGTTGATGCCGAACGTGGTGTTGGCCGGCATGTTCGATCCGATGCCGCCGTCGAGCACGATCTCGGCTCGCTTGCCGCCGCCAATGTATTCCAAGGCGCTGAAGCCCAACTTGCCGAGCGAGGTCTCGTTGGTCTGGCGCTGGATCAGGACTGTCGCCGCGTCGTAGGCCGCATAGTGTTCCGGCGACATGATCAACAGATCGGCGTAGTCGCGGCCACGGCTTTGCCGCGTCATGATCGCGTTCAAGAACGGGCGCACGGTGGTCGCGTTGACCTGCGTGCCGATGGCGGTGTTGTATGTCTGCGCGTCGAACGTCTGGGTGCGCCAGATGATGGCCGAGCCGCGGTCGATGCCGCCATAGGTGCCACTGGTGTTGACGATCGGGATCGCGGTTGCGAGACCGGTCACCTGCTTGCCGCCGTTGGCGGTGCCGTCGGAGTAGATGGCCGCATCCATCGTGTCCTCGAGCGCGTTCTCGGCTGCGGTTATGTAGGTGTCGTAGACATCCAGTAGCTGCGCCTCGCCCTCGTTGTTGAGGATTTCCTGCATCGACAGGATGACCGGCACCACGACCATTTTGGGGTCGTAGTAGGCATCGTTGAACAGGTCGATGGCAGGATTGACCAGTTGATCGTAGCCAGAATACCACTGCGCGGATTGCTTGCCGATCTGCAGGGTTTGTCGAATGCGCGGTCCAGAGTAGGTTTGCCACTGGCCTTTTCTGCGCATCACCGCGAGCAGCGCGTTGTTGTTGCTCACGAGGTCTTGGTAGGAGCTCGAGCGATCCTCGAGCGCCATTGAGAGGATCTGCTGGTAGGCGACGTTGGTGTTGATATTCGGCATAGCATTGCTCCCGCCGCGTCATGGCGGCGTGCAACGCTCAGCCAGACGGGCACAAAGGGTTCAGATCGAGCCGTTCACGCGCTTGAGCGCGTTCACGACGGCGTCTCGTGCTGAAGCCGATGCTTTCGGGCGTCGCCCAGATCCGTTCGTAGGACCTGCGGGTGCGCCAGAAATAGATCGGTCAACGCTTCGGGTCTGAGCCGATGTGGTGCGGGTCTGATCCGCGTGTGCGGCCGGTTTTAGCAACGCGGCCCGTTTGTAGGCGGTCGGCAAGTCATAGCCGAAGCCCAACTCTCGCTTGATGTCGTCGCCTAGCTCATCAATCCGCGGGTGGGTCTCGGCGAACCGGTCGACCACTCCACGCGTGTTGTTGTAGCGCAGCCCGTATATCAGCTGTTCCTGCTGGCGCGCAAGCTGATTGACGCTCTGGTACAATCGCCCCATCTGGTGCTGTTGCACCTGCTGCTGGTTGCGTGCCTGCAGCAGCTGGTGACCTTCGGGCGATTGCGTGGCCAGGTAGTGGGCGATATCGCGCAGCGTGAGCCTCCGGCCGTCGCTGGTCTGCCGGTTGAGATTATCGACGATCTTGCTCAGTCCAGCGATCGGATCTTCGGTCAGCATCTGCTCGATGCCGAGATAGTTCTCGAGCGCTTTCGCAATCGTGGTGTTGCTCTGCTTCGCGAGCTGTTGATAGGGGCGCAGCGTGTTCATTTCCTGGCGGTCGGCCTGCGCTGCCTGCTGGGCGCCCATGAACTCCTTGTGCATGCGATGCACGTCGGCCCGCACGCTCTCGGGCGTCGTCGCCCAGTCGTTGCGCGCTGCTTGTGACCATCCGCGCTGCGAGGGTGGCTGGTGGTAGGGCGCGTGGCTCGGCAATTGTTGTGCGGGTGAGGCCTGACCCTGCGCGCCTGGCTGCCGCTGTTGCTGCCCGCGCTCACCAGGAGGCCGCTCTCGGGGCGCAAAGCGGCCCTGGTCCCGCGGTTGGTCGTCCGGCCGCTTCTTCAGATCGAGCTTCTCGCCCGCAGGTTCTGCAGTTTTCGCCTTGGGCTCGGCGCGTTGCGTGCGTTGTGGCGGTGGCGTGCGCTCCTTTGCCATCGGCTCGGGCGGATTGTTGTTGCCCATGACGGCGCGCTCATTGGCGCGCTGGAACGCCCGCGAGATCGTGTCGCGCCGGCTCTCGGTGCGGTGCGGCGAGCCCTCGATGTCACCGACCGGCTTCTGCGGCGCCTGCGATCCGACCGGGTTCGGTCGCTGCACTGGGCTCTGATCAATGACCGCTTCGGAGGGCGCGGCAGCCGGCGCTGCGGCGGGTGCGACATTGGTGTCGGACATTTTCAGCGTCTCCTAGTCGGTTTGGCATCGCTGCGGGCAAGGGCCCGCTGCAGGGCTTCGCGCCGCGCCTTTTTGACGTTTGGATCGGCGCTGGCGCGCTGCTTCGGCTTGAACTTTTGGTCGCCCACTTCGGTCAGCCCCAGCGCGCGGCCGACGGCGCGGAACGCGCGCTTTGAGGTGTACCACCTGCCATCGACTTGCTCGGTCTCCGGCATGATGTCGGAGATGATGTGCGGGCAAGGCAGGTCGGAGCGAGCCGGCGGCAGTGACGGCCGTAGAAAGCGAAAACGTCCAGGCTCGATCTCGACCAGTGTCATTTTTTGGGCTTCTGCATCTTGCGCTTTGGTTTCTTGCGCTCGCGCTTGCGCAACTGGGCCTTGATCGCATCCAGCTCGCGCCGCAAGACTTGCTCGCGTTCGGTGATCGCCTTCAGGTGCCGTTTCATAACGACCGTGTCGCTCAGGGCGCGCGCGGTGTCGCTGCCGATCTTGGTCAAGTTCAGTGCCACGCCCTCGAACACCCTCGAGGCCTCGTGCAGGGCCTCGGCCGCCTTGTTCAGGGCGGCGATAGGGCCAGCCGCGTAGTTGGCCCCCGTGATCAGGTGTTGGACGCGGTACTCATAGTCCTCGGCGCCCGCGTAGAGGCGCGTCGTCCCATTGCCAACCATTGCGCTACCTCTTTTTGAGCCGCTTGTGCGCCGGCGTGTCCTTGGCCGCCTTGCGCTCGGTCTTGCCGCGGCGCCTGACGTCGTTCTTGGCGACAAACTCGAACGTCAGCACCTCAGTCAGATCGTCGCCGCGGCTGACCTCGACGTCGACCTCACCAGGCATTTTTGCGGTCGGCGCCCACGCCACCAAGGTCTTGTCGGTCTCGCACCGTGTCGGCAGTTCCTCGTCGTCGAACACGATCTTGCAAGTCTCGTCGAAGCCCTCGCCGATCACACGCAAATGAAAGTCGGCGCCAGTGCCAACCGGCGCATGATCGGGCTCGAGCTCGTGCAACGCCAACTTCGCCGACTTCTTGCCGGAACGCGCCGCGCCGCCTGCTTCGGTAAAGGTGAAGTCCACCGGATCACTGTGCAGCGTGCCGTTGTGCACGTAGACCTTCACAGTGGCCGGTGAACCCCACAACGACGGCTTGACCCCAGTCGACACCGTGTCGGCACCATCGAACTCGGTGGGCTCGTCGTGGCCGGCGAAGTAGATGATGCTGTCGGGGCCGAACCCAGTGCCGGTGATGTCGAGCGTGAAGTCGGCGTCGCCGATCGCGCAGGTGTCCGGCGTGATCGCCGTGATCGTCGGTTTGACCGCGCCGGCAATCTGGTCGAAGCCAGGCGTTTGCGGCTCGTTGATGGATTGCACCATGGTTGCCTCCTCTGGGTCCGCTATCAGGTGAATGTCCACGGGATGGTCTGCGTCGAAATCGTTGCCGCGGTCACGGGAGTGAGCACGCAGACGGGCCACGTCCCCGCCGTTGAACCAGGCTTTACCATCGCGTTGATCGAACTACCGGAGGTAAACGTCGTCGGGTATTTTACGCCGTTGACGCTGATGACGCTCTGCTTCAGAAAGTTGGTTCCCGTCGCAGTCAATCGCACGGGCGCTCCACCGGCCGGCGTCGATGCCGGTGAAATGCTACTGAGCGACGGCGTGACCTGGTAGGGGTTTGCGCCCGATCCCCGCGGCTCGTTAATGCTTTCGGCCACGATGTCGTCCTCCTAAGTCCAGGTGAACGTCTGCGCGGTTGTCGTCACGACGCCACCGGTCACCACTGTGATCGGCCAGGTGCCCGCGGTCGCCTTCTTGGGCATCGTCGCCGTCAGCGTTGTCTTCGAGACAAACACCGTCGGAATTGCCACGCCATTGGCGTACACGACACTCTGAGGCGTGAAACCGACGCCAGTCACTGCAGTCAGTGCGGTTGTTCCAGAGCCGGACACCGCCGTGGTCGGCGCGATCGTGGTCAGTGTCGGGTTGGTCACCGGCGACAGGCTTGAGGCGTGCTGCCCGTTGGGGCCGCCAGCCGCGATCCATGCGTAGGCGCCGAGATCGCTCACCATCACCGGTGGACCGCCCGCAGCGCCTTCCGCCCACGCCGTGCCAGGGTTGTTGGGGAGGTAAGTCGCGACCACTCCAGGCACCAGCACGGCTGCATTGTACCCCGTCAGGTTGGCACCCGTGCTCGGCCCCCAGGTCTGGGTCTCCGTGCCGGCACCTTCGTGCGCCACGCTGGTCGAGGCCGGAACCGCACCGATCATGTTCGGCGTGTCAAACGGCGCCGTATCAGTGCCAGGATAGGAGTTCTCGGTGCCGCCAGAGGTCGCGCCCGTGCCGGATGCCAGCGCCGCGGTGTTGGTCGCAAACGTCCCGCGGGCTCCCCCTGTGCCGTCATCGAAGTACGGCGGCGGACTCTGGTTCACCCCGACACCGGGGATGGTCTGCACCGGCCGCCCATCCGTGTAGATCGACGGACTGGCGACCGCCGACAGGTTGAACGGGTTGAGATAGGAGTTCTTGGTATAATTCGGCGGATTAGGCGGGGTTGCGCCCGTGCAGCTGAAATTGGTCGGCGGCGTCGGGTTCGGGGGCGTACAAGTTATCGCGCTCTGGGCCATGGTTCACTCCTGCTGTGTTCAGATAATTCCTGGCGGTGCCGTGCGCTGTGCTGCCTGAGTTTGGCGGAACTGCTGCGCAGCCATACGTTCCCGCTGCCGCGCCGCCATATCGCTCTGTCGCGCCGCCGACTCCTGTTGCCGCATGCCCGCTTCTTGCTGATTGATCTTGAAGTCGGCAGCGCGCTCCATCATGTCGGCCTGGTGCTGCTCTTGTTCGTGCGCGGCCTGCTGGTCGGCCTGGAAAGCTTTGGCGGCGTTGTCGCCCTGCTTGCCTTGCAGCTTCATGCCCTCGAGGCGCTGACTGTTTGCGAGTTTGAGCTTCTCCCAATTGTCGCGCATCTGCAGCTCTTGCTGTTTGAGCGAGGTATCGGCCTTGTCCTTCTCGGCCTGGCGCTGCTGCTTCATCTGCTCGATCTGGATGGCGGTCTTGTTGGTGGCGGTGGTCGGGTCGTCGCCGCGCGGTTCGTCTGCCTTCGCCGCCATCATCTGGATCAGGTCGTCGATGGCTCCGTCGAGCGAGCGGCCGGCGCGATATGGCGCGCACGCAAATTTGAGCACCTGGCCGCAGAAGTCGCCGGTGGATGGGATCGCTGACAGCATTTGGGTGAGCTGCGGGATCAACTGCGCGAGCATCCCCATGAACTCGGCGCGGCTGGCTTTCTCGGCCTGCTCGTCCACGATGATGGTGCTATCGGTCTCGATGTCCAAAACAAACGAGCGCAAGCGATAGTCGTGCAGGAATGTGAGCACCTGATCGATGTTGGGGCGCTGACCGATCTTGGCAATAGTGTCCTGGCCGCTCTGAATTTGCTTCTGGGCCTGCGCCAGCATTTGATTGGCCTGGTCTGGATTGCTTTGCGCGAGCTGCTGGGCTTGCGGCGTATTCCTCGCCTGCTGGAGCGCTTGCGTCTGTTGGGCAACCTGCTGTTGGATCAACGCCACGGCCCGCTGCTGCATCTGCTTCGTCGGCAATTGCGTCTGTGACATTTCGACGATGGTGGTGTCCTTGAATTTTTCACAAATGATGTCACCGGTAATGCAGACGAGGTCGCGCGCGATCCGTGCCAATTCGTTCTGTTTGTCGCGCACGCGGCTTGAGCCATACGAGCTCTTGAGTGACTGCGCGCCGTAGGTCTCGCGCGGATCGGTCGAGCCGCGCATGATATCGCTGAGCCCAACGATCTGGTAAATGTCATTGATGACCTGGGTACGCAGGTCCATGCATGTCTTGATCACCTCGGCGATCATGTCGATCGGCAGCCAGACAATGATCTCCTTGGTGCCGCCAAAGGTCGCCCAGTTGGCAATCGGCACCAGCACGCGACCAGGCGTTTTCATCTTGATCGCGGCCTCGACCGCCTCGGTCTTCTCAGCATCGCCGCTCGGGTAAAACCCCTTGGCCTCGAGCACGTCGGAGAGCGCGTGGATTTTGCCGGTGAGCTTGTTGATCTCCTCGAGCTGGTCCTTGTACTGCAGCACGTCGGGCACCGGGATCAGTGAGCCGCGCTGACAGCTGCCGTAGGCGGGTTTGGGGCAAGGAAAGTAGCCCTGCAGGTCGAGGTGCGGGTCGTCCTCGTCGAGGATGTCTTCGCAGCCCTCCGAGACCCACACCACGCGCCTCGAGGGTCGGTCCCAGATTTCCCAGAACTTGGCGCGCTCGCGATTGTCGGCGCCGCCGACCTCTTTGGCGTCGCGGTCGACCTTGTATTCGGCGGTCTGATAGGCGTCGCCAGAGTACTGGTAGAACCGCTCGCGGGCTTCTGCGCGCGTCAGGTAGCTCGCGGCTGCGACCCACGTCACCTCGGGCCATGAGCGCGAGATGCTGTGCAAAAAGTCGCGCCGTTGCTTGACGTCGAAGCAGACCCGCTCGCCGTCGTAGTAGGACTTCTTGCTCTTGCCGCCCTCGTAGCGGCACCACACCACGCCGCGGCTGATGAGCGCCAGGTCGTCGCGCACCTGCAACATCGTTTCGTTGATGTAGGCGAGATCAAACGCCACGGTGGCGCAGCGCTCGAGCACCTCGCTCGCTTGCTGTACGACCGGTCTCCTATCCTTGAATTTCGGGACCACCACGGGGATCGGCGCTTGCGCGTAGATCGCGGGCTTAATGACCTCCATATTCGCCCAGAACATCTGAAATTCTTTGTCACGCCCCATCTGGGCGAGGCGCTCGAGGTTCGCATACTGCTTGTCGATGCGGTCGCAGTGGTCGTTCCATTTTTCGAACGCGTCCTCGCTCTCCTTGAGCAGGTTGAGCCAGGCCAACGACTTCGTCGGCTCGAGTTGCGGGTTGTACTCGAGGTCGTCGTGGCGAATGTCGTCGTTGACGGGCTTATCGGTCATAGCCGCATCTCCCCAGCGCGCGGCTCAGGCGGCGGCGGGATGATCACGCCCGTGGGCTGCCGGCTCGGCTTCGCCGTGAGGCGCAGCCTCGGACGCCAGGCCATCGCCAAGTAGCGGAAGGCATCGCAGGCGTGCGACGTCCAGTCGTGCAGCGCGCTCTGGCGGAAGCATTTCTTCTCGTCGTTCCATTCACGCCGATAGAGCTCGAGCGCGTTGAGGCCGCTCAGTTCACACCTCGGGTGGAAGACACACAGCGGCAGCGTTTGGCGCGCGGCGTTGATGCCGTCCTCGACGGTTGCGTGCCGCACCAGCACGGGGCGCAGACCCATGCTCTGCATGGTCTCGACGCGGGTGCGGCCAGAGCCCCATTCCTTGATCTTGGCGTCATGCGGAACGTAGTCGACGCCGTGACGCCAACCATGCTCCTGCTGGCGCTGCTCGATCACATCGCGATAGTGCTCGAGGCCAACGCCAGAGGCGCAATAGCAGTCGAGGATCAGCAGTTGACCGTTGCCGGCCGGTGTGAACCACCAGATCGAGGTATCGTCGCTGACGCCCAGGTCCCAGGCGCGATGCACCTCTTGTCCAGGCGGCACTTGGAACTGATCGGTGACGCGGCCCTCCTCGCGCACCGTTAACATCTCGTGCGCATAGAAGGCACCGAGCACGGCGGCGTTCCAGGACACGAGATATTCGGACTCGAATTGGGCGCGTCCGACGTCAAATCCGTAAAGCGATTGGTACTCCTCGAGTGCCTCCTCGAGTTCCTCCTCGCTCAGCACGCCAGTGTCGCGCGCGGTGAGGGATTGATAAAACCAGCCCTTGGTCTTTGCGGCGTACTGCGCCAGGTCGTAGGCATGGTTCCTGCCTCTGGGGGTCGTAATGAAAATTGCGGTGCCGTTGTTCTCCTGCAGCATCGGCCGATGGTAGGCCCAAGCCGACGGGTTGGAGAGCGCGTACTCCGAGTAGGTGATCAACTTTGGCGATGCACCGACGGTGCTATCGTACTTGTCTGAGCCGATGATCTGCCAGGTGCTCCCGTTCTTTGCGAAGCGGATAAACATCTCGTTGTCGTTGGTGGTCTCGCGCAGCTCAGGCGGAAAGGCTTCATCAACGCGGCGCTTGCCGGTGTGCGGGTTGACCGCGCTCCAGATCGCTTTGCGGCCCTGCGCATATTCGGGCAGGCAGTGCCATGCGTTAATTCCTGTGTGCCGATGCATCTCGACCGCAGCGAAGTGCATGGCGACTTCGTCTTTGCCGGCGCGTCGGTGCCACACCGCCATCGCACGCTTGCCGCCGCCCATGAGATAATCCCACAGCGGCTCCTGGTACGGTCGTTCCGTCCAGTTATGCGGGAGCTGCAGGCGAGGCTGATCCATTCGGCTTTAGCTCCAGGACCGGCCGCGGTTCGCGCTGCCGGTAAACAATCTCCACGATCATGGGCATTTGGCCGGCGTCGGTGGGGCGGGCTGGCGCAGCCTTGCCCCAGCCGCGGTCAAGCAGGACCATGCAGGCGGCCACCCGCGCGCTTTCGCTCGTGCCGTTTTGTGCGATGCCGCCGAGCGTCCTGATGGCCAGCTCGGTGTAGCCGCGGGCGAGCGTTGCTACGCTGATCTCTTTGTGCGGCTTATGGATTGCCTTGCCGGCCCGCGGCCCGCTCGTCCGTGTCGCCACCTGACCCTCGCATCAACTGGTCGACGTCGATGCGCAGCTGCTCGACTTGCGTCCGCAGCTCCCCGACTTCGTGCCGCGTGCTGCCAAGTGCTCGCACGAGAACGACCATGTCGGTACGCACGACCCGAAGCTCCGCGTCGATCAAGCTGATCATCTTCGCGTTGGCCATCGGGTCCGTCGCCTAAAGGGTCCAACCCACTAGCGCCCTTAAATGCGGAACCCGCCCACGTCAAGGTACAGGGCGTGAACGGGCTCGGGTGGAAAGTCGGGTGGTTTTTGTCAAAATCGGGTGGTCTTACATGGTTTGTTCTTATTTTCTGGACTTCGCGCCGCCGCCGGAAACTAGACCCAACACTTTGATAACATACGGTCTTTTTCCGGTCGGCGGTACTTGTTAAGCGTTTGCCATCAGCTTCTACGACTAACTCATGCTCGTTCGCGACTGTGCCGATGGCTATTGGCTTTTCACCAGTTTCAGACGACCACTCGGGTGGAAACTCGGGTGGTTCTTGTCACGAGCAGCGCCGTCCATGGCCGCGCCCACCTCGGCGTCGGTGATGTGGCCATAGAACCGCGCCACCATCTCGATGCCGGCGTGATCGAGCATGGTGGCGGCGATCTTCAGATTGCCGGTGTCGCGCAGCACCCGCGTCGCCGCCGTGTGCCGTAGGTCGTGGAAGCGAATGTGCTTGAGCCCTGCCTTCGGCTGCAGGTCCCACCACAGCGCCCGCAAGCCGGTTAGCGTGATCGGGTAGCGCCGCCCTTTGACGCGCGCACCGGTGCCGTCCGCCTTGGCGCGGCGGGTCTGCGTGGCGGCGTAGGTGAACACCTTCTCGGGGTGGTGACCTCGCAGCGGCTCCAGGATCGCCCGTACCTTCGGCGTGATCTGCACCCGTACCACCCGACCACCCTTGCCCAGCCACTCGCACCAGCCGGTATCCCAATGCACGTTTCCCCACGACAGGCTCACGCACTCCGCCTGCCGCTTGCCGGTCAACAGCGCAAAGTCAAACAGCGGCGCGTAGTCGGGCCGCAGCGCCGCATCGAGCCGCTCCACCTCGGCATCGCCCAGCTCGCGCCCGACCAAGCGCTCGCGCTCGTTTTGCACCTTGAGCCACAGCTTGCGCCAGGTCGGCTCGACCGGAAACGCCACCCGCTGCGCACGGCACCAGTTGAACACTTTCAGCAATTGCTGCGTCGTCAGGTTCACGGTCGCCGGCGCAATCAGGCGCTGCGTGCGCGGCACCTTGTCGCGACGCCGCTTGGCGATCAGCGCCACCACGTCCTCGTGCGTGATGTCGGTGATCAACTTGGCGGGCCCGAAATGTTTGATCAGGATGCCAATCCTGGCTTCCATGTTGCGGGCGCCCTTGAGGTGATCGCCGACGGCACGCATGTAGCGCTCGCAGACCGCATCCAGCGTCAGTGATGTCCCCGCCGCCTCTTCGGCGCGCACTTGCGCGGTCAGCTCTTTTTCGATTTCTCCTGCTGCAATCTCAGCTTCGCGTCGGCTCGTTCTTTTTGTCGTGCGAGAAAACTTACGGCCCCCGATCCAGATCTCGCACCGGTAGAATTTTGACCGCGGGTCTTTGTAGAGTGTGGCCATTTTCCTGGTGGTCCTCTCGTTTGTGTCCGGCGCGCCTTGAACGCCGCGATCTCTTCCTCGTCGAAACGCATGCGCGGGTTTTTGTCGCCGAGACCGACATTGACAAAGCTCAATAGTCCGCCGCGCACCAAGAGCCGTACCTGCTGCTCGGTGACTTTGAGTTCGGCGGCGGCTTGCTTGGCTGTCAACAACGTCATGGCCGTTATCCCCTTATTGTCGCTTCGGGCGCGGCTCGAAATACTTGCAGCTCGGCGTTCCCGCCGGCACCGGTGGAACCTTGCCGCGCTGCTGCGACAGCTTCTTGTGCATGTGGCAGGCCGCCGCTGGTACCTGCCCAAGCGACCAATGGTCTTTCAACATGTAGTTCCAGTACACACAGTCGCGGCAGATCGTGTCGGGCGGCCCAGTGCCGGCGAAATGTGCCATGCCGCGCACGACAGTCGAGCTGTCAGGAACGCCTGGGATACGCGTAAACATCAGCGAGGTGCCCTAGTCGGTTCGTCCACCCTGGTAACTCATATCCATGCCGCAGCGCCGACACTTGCCGCTCAACCAACCGTTCTTGCTCGAGATCAGCACCCGCTCGTGCCGGCGGCAATTATTATGCCGCCGGCGCATCGCTTGCAGTCTGCGCACCCAAACCTGCGACTGCTCGTCCAGGCGCTCGATCTCATCCTCGTTCAACCACAACACTGGCGTGTCGTAGATTTCGTGCATGGACTTTTTCGTCGCTACCTTCCGCGCCGCCCTCACGACACAAGCTCCTGCTTGCGCAGTGCCTCGAGCGTGCGCTCGAACACGTCACCCGCAATGGACGCGTCACGGGGAAACATGTCGGCCAAGGTGGGGAGAAACTTGCCCTCCCACACCGCGATGACGTCCGCCGACGTCGTGCATGCCCCAAGGATGTCGGAGATGTATTCCAGATACGCCTCCGGTTCGTCTTGTGGCGTCACGAGTTGCTTGAGCCGGTCAAGAAACGGCGGGATGTCGCCGTCCGCCTCCGCCATCTTCGGCGGCCTGGCGCCGGCCTCCTTGAGGATCAGCTTTTTGCGCGCGTTCTCGATGTTGGGCAGGATGCGCTCGTAGATTTTGGGTGCATCCTTTTTGACCTCGTCCAGACGGGCGTAATTGGCGCGCTGCCACTGATCAAGCTCGGTCAATGTCTGCGCACCGTTGAGCGCGGCGATGTAAGTCGCGCCCCAGGCGATCATGCGGCGCCATGGCGTGTCGCCTGCCGGCAGCGGCAGCTCGCGCGGCCCCACCTCGCCGGTCACCGGGTCGTGCTCCGGCGGCTTCTCGATCGTCACCGGCGCAATCGGCGAGATCTCGCTCACCGGCGCCGGCTGGTTGCTGTTGGCGGCATCGACCGGAAACTCTTCCGGCGACCAGACGCCGAGCATCAGCTCGGGCACATGGCGGCGCGCCCAAACGCGGCTCCCGTGATACATCAGCTGCTGGTCGGGCTGGGTCTTCCAGACCGCGGCGTTGGTTCTGGCATCGCGCAGGATCACCGACACGCTGCGCGCCGCCTTCTCGCCGCGGACCTTGCCACTGACCGTGATCGTGCGGGTCTCGCCAGTGCCCGCGTAATCAAAGCTCAGCCGCTCCTCGAGCCCGCCGCGTGAGTTGACGACAGCGGCAACGAGCTTGCCGCCGTACATCAGCTTGCCCTGGATGACGCTACACTCCTGCGCCACCGCGAACGGGTCCATCTGCCAGCGCACCGCCTGCTGGATCACCATCAGGCAGTCGGCTGGGCTGTCGCGCAACGCAGCCGGCACCAGCTTGCTGCTCGCCATCATGTTGGCGAGCTGCATCGCCTCCGCCAGCGTGGCCGGCACCAGGCCTTGTGCGACCGGCACCGGCGGCACGTAGGGGACAACATTATGGGTCGCGGTCATGCGCGGGTTACTCCTTCGGTTAAACGCTTCGTATGTTTTGCCACCACCTTCACCAGCTTCGCTTGCACGCGCTGATCCAACTTATCTCCCTCGATCCCGAAACACCGCGCCAGCAATTCGAGGTACACGCGGATGTCGGCGATCTCGTCGCGGATTTCTTCGGTGAAGTCGGCATCATCGCGCCAGCGCTTTTTGATGTAATTGGCGAGTTCGCCCGCCTCGCCGCAAAGCGCGAGCGCAAGAAAGCGCTCATCCTTGGATGAGTACGCCGGAAAGAGATGGGCGGTCAGTCGTTCATGGAGTTCGAAAAGGTTTGTCACGCTCAGCCCTCCCGTAATGACAGGCGACCAGCGCGGTCGCGGTTGATCGTGACGCCGTAGCCGTGACAGCGCGCGGCATCGGCCGGCACCAGACTTTTCAGTTCCTTCTCGGCGCTCGTTGCCTTCTTGGCGCTCACGCGGTGCTCGAGCCAGACCGCGGCTTCGGAGCCCCAGACGTTGTTGCCGCTCATGTCGTAGATCATGACCGGTTTCACCGGCGCTGCGACCGGCGCCGAAAATGTTTGCACCGGTGGCGTCAGTTCTCGGACGCACTGCATGAACGCAACCGCGCGCCGCATCAGCTCAGCGGCGTAGCCGGCATCGAACGGCACCCACTCGATCGTGGGCTCGCTCGCGCCCATGATCACCGACAGCGCGCATTCCCGTGCGCCGGTGACCAACATTTGCCACTGCATTTGCGGTTGATAGCGCGCGACGATGACCTCGAACTTTTCGAAGCCGCCGACATGCTTGCACTCGATCGGACAATTATTGACGACGTCCCAGCCGTCGAGCGTTGCCGCCATCCATTCGTGCTGGCCGATCACCACCTCGCCACGGCGGGTGATTGCGCCGTATTTGCGCTCGTACCACTCCAAATTCAGACCTTCGGTGGTGGAGCCGAGCTGCACCGCCCACACGGCGGATAAATCCTCAGGCACGTAGTCGGGATCGCCGACCATCTCGCGCCACAAGTTGAGCACGGCGCTCTCGTCGCCAGTCATCAAGCAGGCGACACGCGAGGCAGTCAGGCGGCCCTCACGGGCTGCCAGTTGGGTTGGGCTTAACATTGGTGATCTCCTCGATTTTTGCGGTGAACGCGAGAATGCGAGCGCACAGTGCGCGTGCGCCGGCTGGATGCATGTCGAGAAAGCGGGTCTGCTTGCCGATGCCAGGCTCAAGGCACAGTGTGACGATCGGAACGAGGTCGTCATCGACGCCGGCCGCCAAGCTGACGACGGTGCCCTCGTCGCCGTCGGTAGAGGCGAACTCGAATGTTTCGCTCTCGACGGTTTCGAGCTTTTCAGCGGTGACTTTGGCGGCGGAGGCCTGGAGCTGCTCCAGCAAGGTCATAGGCGTATTCTCCTGGTGAGGGGACCAAGAGAACATTACTACAATATGTAGGCAAGACCAGCAACTACAATTTGTGGCTACTCTGCCTCTTTTTTGGCGTGAGTTCCCCGCTCGGCGAACAGCCGTTGCAGGTGGCGATAGCGTGCCAGCGGGGCATCGATGCCGGCGCGCGCACACATCTGGCGCACGGCCTGCCGTGTCACCTCGGTGTAGGCGGCGGCTTCGGAGTGCGTGATTAATCCGCGCTGCAACAGTTTCAATGCGCGCGTTTGTGTGCTAGACCTTTTCATCGTCATTGTGTTGCCTCTGGGTTGTTAAGCCTTTCGGGCTCAGATGCGCTGGCATTGACGCGGGGCGGTCCTTTGCGGGGGCCGCCCCACCTTTTTATCCCCAAGCCGCAAACCATGCCCTCGCTACGAACCCAAGCAGGAACACCGGAACGAAGCACAGCGCGAGGGCGACCGAGCGTCCCCACGTCGCTTCCATACCATCCAGGCGTTTGTCGATGCGGGCGAGGCGCTCTTCGATCCGGCGTCCGAGTTCGATGAGCGCTTCAGCGCGCTCGTCGTAGCTCAGGCCGCTGTAAGCGCCGTGCCTTGGGCCGTCATATTCGATTTGTGCTGGGTCTCTCATGCCTGCTCCAGTTTCTCGACGCGCCGCTCTAAACGATCGGTGCGATTGCGCACCGCGCGCATTTCAAGCGACAGCGTGGTGATAGAGGCTTCGATGCGTTCGAGGGACGCCTCGACGTAACCAATGCGTGCGCCCATAACCAGCATTTCATCACGAAATGCTGCTTGCTCGGCCAGCACGCGTTCGAGCTGCTTGGCGATAAATTCCAGGGTGATTTCTACCATCGTGGTTCCTTTCTATTTGCGGGCCAGTCTACGTTATGTTTACCGCCGCGGCACCCCTGGCGGCAACGGCAACCGCTGGAACCCCAGCTCATCAAACACCTCGTCGATGCGTTGTTGCGGGGTTTTTTCGCCAGACGTTGCGGCGGTGGGCGGCCTATTGAGGCCCATGACCACGCCGTGAACGAGACCTATGATTCCAGCCGCGATGGCGGCGATAGCAATCAGTGACGGTATTCGCATGCTCAGTTCCTTTCGAGTGAACCCGTTTGCGGCGGGCATGGTTGGGTCTTGCCACGCTTCGTAGAAAGGTACATTATGTGGACACCAGCCAGGAGGCCAGAATGCCGTCCGCCAAGCTGAGCGAATTGATTACGACTGTTTTCGCTTGGTCAGGCGAGGAATTCGGCCTGCCCGACGAATTCGAGCTTGCCGACATCAACGCGCGCATAGACGCACTGCTTGAGCAGATTGTGCCTCTGTTCAAGAACAAGTCCCATGACTTGATCGGGGCAGTTTTGACCGAATTACTAACGCTCTATATCGCGGGCCTGCCGAAAGGCGATCAGCAGGAGATCATCAGTGGTTATTTCGACGACCTGCCGAGTGAGATCGAAAAAAAACAGCGACAGTTTTTCAGTAATCCGCAGTTTGTGCAGACCCCCTCTTAGCACTGCACAAAGGGAGCGTCCTCGCACGGGACGCATGGGGCGCAGCCGGAATTTCGCCGCGTCGGCTGCGCCCCTACCCTCAAATTACGCGAGCATCGATCGCGGCTTTGGCGGCGGCGCTGATGTCGCTATCGCGCAGCAGGGCGAGCCACCGCCCCTTGCTGCCTTGCTCAAGCAGATTAGCCGCCTCGATCTCGCGCAGGATGCGCCGCACTGGCTGATCCTCTGCCACCACAAGCCACTCGGCCGGAGATTTTATTTCCTCAAAGAGAGATCTTGGCCGGTCGATCGTGCAGAACAGAAATGCCGGATATTCGGCTTGGTGGCCGATCAGCCTCTGGATTGTAGCGCGATCCGTCAGTGGCCAAGCCTTGTGCTTGAAATGTCGCGTGCCATAGATGCTGTGGAACAGCCCCGCGTTGCAAACGTCCTCGCTGTTGCCCCATCGTTGCAGCAAGTCGTGGGTCCCGACCAGGTGGTCAAACAGACTGCGCCCGCTATGGCGCGTCTTGTCCGCCTTCGCTTGCACGATCAGAAACTGTGTCAGCTTCGACTCGATCATGTTTGGCGATCCGCGTTTTGAACATAACAGTTATCCGCAATTCAGGACACGTCCGGCTCACGCCGCGCGCAACATGCGGCATGTTGCCAGGAAATACCAATAGCCGATTGGGGCGCGGATAGATGGTCGCGACAATGTCGTCGCGCTGTTCGTTAAAGATCAGCGTTTCGCCTGCCCAATTCGGTTCCCAGTGCTCGGCCGGATAATAAATCGCCGTGTAATGCCCCTCCGCCTTAGCGTCGGTATGGATTGTCCCTTCCCCGCCAAAGCACGATGCATTCGCATAGCAGCGCACCAGCTCGTGGCCGGCAAAGAACGGCATGCGCGCTAGCCATTGCCAGAATGCGAACAATGTCGGCGCGGTTTTCCCCAGCTCGCCGGAACATTCGTAAGGCTTCCCGCCGCTCCGGTGACCAGCAAAGTGCTGGTGCCAAAATGAGTAAATGTCAGTTTTCTTCGATGACTTCCAGCCAAACGTCCAGCCGCGGCGCATTGCGTTCCGCACCGACGCGCGCTGCTGAGCGTCGAGCAGCCCATCAATGATGGCAACACCTGGCGCCAGCATGCGGATCGTCCGAGCGGACGGCGCTTCCGCTGCTGGCGCGTGAGGTGCATCAATCGTTGCGGTCATGGCGGGCCTCCGTTTATGTGTTATCACCACAGGGCTAAGAGCGCGAGCGCGATGCCAAGCACGATCACGCCCTCGCCCAGGTAGAGCACCGCCAACACGGCGTACTCGGCTTTTTGGTTGCGCGTCATTGGCGGACCTATTCGCAGAACGCCTTTTCGGCTCTTATCCATCGTGCGAGCCTTTCGACCCGCGACCACTGGTCTGCGCCGGCCCAATCAAAACCGGAGAACACTTGCGCGGCGACATCTCCCGTTGTGACCCCCGCAATGTCCATCAACTGCTTGAGGGCGGCGTCAAGATCATTGTTCTGTGACGCCTTGCCAATGTGATCGAGCGTTATCTTTGCCATGTTCATTTGCGGTTCCTTTCGGGATTGCGGGGTTCAGCTTTGCATTCGCCTTTCGTCCGTCAAAACTCAATCAGTGATTTTCCGCAAATCCGCCTTCCCATCCTGGCGGGTCTGGCGGCCCGTTCTCGCGGCGGTCGATCAACTCCATCAGCTGATTGATGTTGTCGCAGGCGGTGTGGAACAGGTCGGCCTCGTCTTTCGACAGGTCGCCCATGGCGGTATTGGCCAGATAGTCCATCTGGCGCGCGAGCGCCGCTAGTGTGCGGTCGATGTTCATTTGCGGTGTCTTCCTAGGTTGTCGGCGTGTCATCGCAGTACCCTTCCGCCACTGCCCAGTCGTAAAGCTTGCGTTCCAGCGCGGTGAGGTCGTCGCCGGTTTCAATGTCGCGGTCGCGTTGCAGCGACCAATTGGCATGCAGGTTCCGGTCGTCGCTCACGTCTTCGATGTAGAGACAATCCAGATACACATTGCCCTTGGCGGCCATCGCGCAGGCCTCTTTCCATCTGTCGTCCTTGAGCTTTGCGCCAAGGTCGTCGCAAGGCGTGCGGGTCGCTTGGAACTGTTCGAACGTCATCATGGCTGTTGCCTTTCAGGTTTACGGTTTGCGGGTCAGCTTGTGAAAACGCGCAGCGTCGTGACGCACCAAACGCCGTCCACACGCTGAATACGCGGACGGTCGCTGTTGTCGAACTCGCCCATCATGCGCATGTACTCCAGACCCATTCGCGCCAGCATGCGCGAGGCAAATCGCGAGTAGATGCAACGTCGCATGATCATGGTTATTCCCTTTCCGCGAGGCATGCCGCTACGATTTTGGCGTTGTCTTCGCGGCGTTGTTTTGTTAGTTCCGCCTCATAACGCGTTTGGCAAACTTCGACGACAAGCCACTGGCCGTGCGCGTTGAGTTTATGCAAGGCAAATGCATCGCTATAGCGATTGCTCTCATCTGTGATCCTGAACATTGATTGTCCTTTCGAGTGGAGTTGATATGAAACGTGCGGCACGTTTGCGGCATGCCGCATCGTTGTTAGTGAACAACAAAGCCTGAGTGATCGTGCTTAGCCTTGCCTTTGGCATAGAGCGCAACCGCAGCGCCCGCGGGGTCAAGGTGGCGAATATCGGTGTCGTCACCATCAACCAAATCCAGACCCATGAACCCATCGCCATTCGCGAGAATGGTTTCAACTGTGCGGCGCTTGCCGTACACAACGGCCATGCGCATGCCGTTCGCGAGCGCAATCGCCACTTGCGACTGATAAGCCGCAACGCCGGAATAGCTAAAGGTGAGATCGTAATTCGCGGGCACGTTTTTGCGATTGGCAAGCTTTGTGTAGTCGTAGAACTGGACGAGGGGGAAAGCTTGCACGATCCCGTAGTTTTCCCATCGCAGATCAGAGGTACCGTTCAGTCGGACTAGCAACGTCCACCCCTGCTTTGCCGCGCGCGCCTCGAACATGGCGATTTCGGCCTTGATCATGGCAATGGCTTCGTCGCGGAACTGAAGCCAAAACAGGGTCTTGCGCAGTCGCGATATTTGCACGCCAGTCATTGCGCCGCGTCCCGCTGTATTGAGGCAAGCGCTGGCGCATGCGGCCAAGGTGGCCATTGGGCACACGTTGGCCCCTGAGATGGACGCGGGAGCAAGATAGAGAATGGCAGTCTTGAACCCATACTTGTTGCCCTTGATGACCTTGGTAGAGCCATCAAGCCGCAGCATCGCGTCAGGCTTTTGCGAGAACCATTTGCGGAACTTGGGAGTGTATAGGATCAACTCGCGCGTATCGGGCGCAAGCTTAGACAGATCATAGATGATCGACATAGGGATAGCCTTTCAAGGTTTAAGCGCCGTTTGCGGCGGCGCGTGTGATGCTGTTTGCGGCAGCATCTAAGCGGCAGATGGGCACGTTTGCGGCGTGCCCGATTGGGGAAACTAAGCCGCGCGTGCGGCCCGCATCTCATCGACTTGTGCAGCTGCCGCATCGATGGCCGTTCGCGTCTGTGCAGCGAGCACATGTTTGAGCGCGATATTCTCGCGCGCGATGCATGGGAAATGCCGCTCATTGTGCGCCCATGCGTCCGACAGTGCGACTTGCACGTCCAGCCATTGTGCCGTTGTGAGAGTGACGGTCAGGGGTTGATCGAAAAGTTTCATTGGATTTGCCTTTCGGATTGGACTCATCAGGCATGGCCTAACCATGCGACGGGGTTGCCCCCGTTTCGTCCTAGATGCGTGCATTTTGGTCGCGGCGCTTGGCGCCGTAATATCCGGCCAGCCAAGCGTCGTTTTCCTCGCCATGGTAGCCAATGGAGCGCGCCAGTGACGAAAGCCGGTCTTCCGTTGCTGCCAGCGTGCGATTACGCGTCCAATAAGCCGCGCCGCTCTTGTGTGCCTCGACTAGGGTTGCCTCTGTCGTCTCGTAAAGATTGCCGATCATTGGAGTTGCCTTTCGGTTGCGGTGAAATCGGACGTGCCGTCGCGTGGGCTGCACGCGTTAGTTCTCGACAAATTCCCAGCCATTCCATTCATCAATGATGATGCGGCCATTGTCGTCGGAATGATCAACGCGCGTGATGTGGTAGCCCTTGGATCGCGCGTCGGGGAACTCAAGGCGCGCCTTCGCGCAAGCTTGCGATGGTGTCACCGCCTGCACGGGGACCATGCGGAAGGAACGAGCGCCGACGCGGGCGCCCTTCTGAAAGTGGACGGTATATTCAAATTCGGAAGCCATGGTGGAACTCCGTAGGGTTGGGGTTTGCGGGGGTGATATCGGACGCGCCGTCGCATGGGCGGCACGTCGAATATCGCCAATGCGTGGGCATGGCTTCGCTCTGGTGGCGGGTTGCTCCGGCGGGACGCGCATTGACGCGCGGCGCTCGGGAGTGGCGCGGGATCGTTGCTGGCGCGGGTTGTCCGCGCGCGGCTGCCTTGTGGAGGGGCAGACCCGATCCGGTGAACCGGCTCGCATGGGCGAGCCAACATGTCCACAATACGCAGACGCCGTCGTAGTTGTCAATCCGAAACGTACAAAGCTGCCGTTTGTCCAAAAAATAGTTTACGGCCGCTTTCTGCCACTGGTTCGCTGCACTGCAACCGCCGAATCGGCGGCGAATCTGACATCATGGTGTCGTCTAATGCGTTGATATCGTTGGTGTCAGTTGACAACTTGACAAGTAGAAATTCCTATCCTCTACTCGCGCGCGGCTCCCGACCCTGCCGTTCCCCCAGCCATCAGCTGATTACAGCTTGCAGGTAGGCAGGGTGATCAAAGGGCGGGCAGAGGGATATCGTTACCATTGGTAACTATCCCCCAACCTTAACCGTGATAACACGGACCTATGTCCTATCCGTGATAGCACGGATGTGTATGCACTTTGCCTGCATTCGTCATACCTACTGTGCTAACACGGATAGGACTACAGTCCGGTACCTACAAGTCCGGTACCTACAACCAGGCCCCCCACACCACACCGGTAAGTTGTAGGAAAGGAAACCTCCGTGGGGGGGTTCTTTCTTGGGGGGGAGCCCGATAAGAACGAGATCACTGCTTCTGGAACCCCACCCAGCCCAATATGAACGAGACCCAGCTTCCTGCAGCCCGATTAGAACCAGAGCCGGCTGTAGGGGCCCCAACACCACCCACCGATCGGCGGCGAGAAATCCCCAGGGGCCCCAGCACCACCCATAACCAACCGGCGGGAGAATTCTGGGCACTTAAGCCCCGACCTCTGAGGGGTACGATCTAGGGGGTTGGGGGTGGCCATACGGGGCGGAGACCCTCAGGAAGGCCCCCAGTGTGGGGCGGCAAAGGGGAGAGGTCTTGTCGGAAGCTGTGTCTGCGGGGGCTGTAGCAATGAGGGGCTCCGCATGAAGCGTAGCAGGGCAACGAAGATCCATGCGCTGCTCCGCCAGATCGATCGGGCGATCGCCGCTTATTATGCGGGTCAGGAGCCGGCCACAGTTATGCAGCGGCTCGACCTCAAGCTCGGTGAGTTGCGGGATGCACTGTGGCATGAGCTGCCATGCGACCTCGCGCTCCGTATGGATCGGGAAGACGGCTTGCCGGCAGATCGCAATTGCTACAGAGTGTAGCAAGTCGCCAGATCGCAGGGATGAGTTCGTATGTCGACACCGTAAAAGATCTGAACGCCTCACATCCAGGAAAAGCATTCGAAGACGCGATTGCCGTTTATGAGCGGTTCACATCGTGGCGAAGTACGGCCTCGCCGGCGCCGTGCCGACGATGGGCTCGCTGGCGGATATGAGTTACAGGGAACGGTGATGACCGAAGAGCAGAGGTACATTGGCGCGGCAATGGCGATCGTGGCGGTGGTGGTGGTGGTGCTGGTGCTGGTGATGACCGGCGCCCTGTAGGGAGACAACATGGGTAAGCCAAAGGACATCGGCGACAACGAAGCGTTCCCAGCCATCATCGTCGAGGTCGACGGTTCGCCCATTCCGTTCGATCCGCATGTCGGCGACCTGCTGTGCTGGGACGGCAAATACTGGCAGATCGCGCGCTACAAGGGGGTCGCCTATCGGAACACGGCAGCGGCGCTCCCCGTGGAAGAGACGGCTGCGGAAACACCAGCACAGGAGTGAGTGTCATCGGAATGCCAGTAGTCACGGTGGCGGCCGGCGGGCTTCCCGTCGTGGATGTGAGTGGGTCCTTGCGGGGCACGCCGGTGACGGAAGTCGCTAGTGGCCGTGGTGTTCCCGTCACTAAGGTGGCGACCTATGGCCTGCCGGTGGTGTACGAGACCATCGGGGTGGTAGCGCCGGTCGTATGGGCGACGTTTGACGGGACTGCGACCAACGTCACGTTGTCCAACGGCAATCGAACTGCGACCCACAGCAACACCAGCACCAACTCTGGAGCGCGGCCGACTTCCAGCAAAACGGCTGGGAAGTTTTATTTCGAGATTACCTATAACACAGCACCAAGCGTCGGTGATCCGGTTGGAATTCTTCAAACCTCGGCAACTTATACCAATCTTGTAACCAATGGTTCGAATTGTTGTTCGGTTTTCGGGAGCGGGGAAGTTTACTCTCTCAACACCAGCCAAAGCATTCAGTTTCCTGGCGGGTTCACTGCTGGCAACGTGCTGTCGGTGGCGGTCGATTTCGGTGCCGGAAAATTATGGTTCCGCAAGAATGGCGGGATCTGGAACAATAACGGTTCTGCCGATCCTGCGACCAATGTCAGTGGCACCCCGTTTGCGGCTCCTGGCGGTGGTTATACGCCTGCTGTCGGGTTCACGACTGGTGGCAGCGGTAATAACGTCACGGCGAATTTCGGCGCATCGGCTTTTGCTTACGCAGTACCGGCCGGCTTCACGGCGGGGTGGCCGGCATGAGCGCGCCGATGACAAGCAAGCCTGACCTGCGCGATCTCGCCCGCCAGATCCGCTTCGTGGCGCAAACCCACCCCTGCTGGTCGCAGGCGCACGCGGCCGTCGCCGCGCTCGAGGAGCACCTCTGCGCCATGGCGAGGGTCCATGAGGTCCACCGCGAGCTCCTTGAGCTGCGGCGGCTGGTCGACCACGAGTGGTGCGAGGACCTCGAGAAGGCCGCGGAGCGGAGCACCGCACCATGAAATCAGCTCGGCACGCGCCCACGCCCGTGCAGAGGCCCCTCCCGACGCTTTCGGCGGTCCAACCTCGTCGGGAGGGGTTCCCACCAGGCTACGACGAGTGCCCGTGCTGCTATGGTGAGCGCGTGCTCTACGTCTACGACCTCGATCAGCCGGCGACCCCGCAGCAGCATCCGTGCGGACACTGCCAGGGCAGCGGCCAGATCAAGGTTGAGGTGGCACCACTAGCATCCGCAATGCGGAGTGCATCCGCAATGGTCTACGCAGTCCGCACGGCCCTCAAAATCCAGAAAAGCCGCGGCAAGATCAAGTCCGTAAAGTCCGCAAAACGGCGGCAGACATGCCGATGACGGCAATGGCGGGAGATTGGCGGAAGCGATTGCTGGAAGAGCGGGCGGAGTTGGCCGAGCGGCGGTCGGACCTGGCGGTGTTTGTCGACTCAAAGCCATTCCACGATTTGACGGTGTTGCAGCAGAGTTGGCTACGTATTCAGCTGCACCACATGGAAGGTTACGAGCACGCGCTGAACGAGCGGTTGAAGGCGGGTGACATCGTGAGGTGAACTCAAGGAGACCAACATGAGCCTGTTCATTCGCATCCTGTCGATCTTGCTGGCAATCGCCTTTGTCGTGCTCGCCTATTTTACCGTGATCTGGATCCTTGGACTCTTAGGTGTCCATATTCCGCAAAACATCCTGACGGTGATTTTCGTGATCATCGGCTTGATGGCGGCGATCGGCGCCCTGACCGGACGCTTCGACAACATTGCGAATTGGTCATAGCCACCTGAGATGAGCTATTACGATCGCACCAACGTCGTTCATCTCGACGGCTCGTCGATCTTTCACAAGCCGGAAGACCAACGCGCTGAGCGCGAGGTGGCTGACCGGATCAGCGCGGCGTGGAAATGTAAGCTGTACTCGTTCGGAGCGCTGGCGCCGATTGACTGGTACGCGCTACGCCACGATCGCATGGTCGGCGTGCTCGAACTCAAAACACGGCATCATGCGAGCGATACCTTCAAGGTTGTATTTCTCAATGTCCGCAAGTGGCTTGCATTGTCGCTTGCGAGTGTCGGTCTCGGTGTGCCCGCGATCTTTGTGGTCAAATTTTCCGATTGTGTTGTTTGGATACCGCACAGCGAGATCGATCCAAGACCGATGCGGATCGCTGGCTGCTCACGACTGGTGAAGTCCTGCAACGACATCGAGCCCATCATCATGATCCCGTTTACCTCGATGCGACCATTAAAGTGATCAACCATGGCCCGCCCGTCCCTCAATGTCGAGCATGCACTGTATACAGATTTTGGGCGGGCGCTTCGGCATGTGGGGCCGCCAGAAGATGGCGTGGCCGCAATGGGCGCAGACGCCGGTCTCGTCGTCAGTGAAGGGCGACGGCGTTCCGGCCCGCATGCAGATGACGTAATCGCATTGCTCAGCCTCCTCGTCGGATACAAGTTTCGGATACTCAGTGGCCATTCGGTCCTCAGTGGATTGGGGGGAAGGCCTTGGGCGGGATCGTGACGTGCTCGTCGGTTCCTGGCTTGCACACCGACGCCGGCAACTCTCCCGAACGGCACTTTTGCGCCAGCGCCACCTTCGCTTGCCGGCGGGTTCTGCCGGTGCGTTGCATGACGAGGGCGATCGCCTCTTCCCAGCTGATCCAGTCTTTGATTTTCTCAGTGGCCATTCGATCCTTCTTGACGGTGAGGGTCATGACGATGGTCTCCAGATGAAATCGCCCTTATCTTCGCGGATAGCCGGTTCCTCGGCCTTGCAGTCGCATTCGAGGCCAACCAGCGGCGCGGCAACCGGACGCCAGAAGTTGCGCACCACCCCATGCGGCACATGGTTGTCTTCCTCGGCGCCATCGAGGCCGAACTGCGCGAGCACCCACTTAGCCGCGTTGGTGTCGCAGCGTCCTGGGCCGAGCACGGTCTGCTTGCTGATCGAGATGTGGTACTCGGGGCCCTTGGCGATCTTGCCATCGTCGGCAACCTCGACCGCGCTGATCACCGCCAGGCTGGACTTCGCGTGAAAGAACATACGCGACGGATAACCGATGCTGACCCGCGGGTCGCAGGGGATCTCGCGCCAGCCGTCGCCCTTCGGTCTGAGCACCGACGTGATGCTGCGCGTGCCGTCGGCGTACGTGTCCAAGCGTTTTGGTGCCATGGCTACAACCACACCTCCACGATAGCGGGATCATCAGCCTCATAGCGCGGGATGAGCATGAGCCCGCGCGGCAGCAGCGCGACCCCTTCGGGTTCTTCGTCGATGTCGATCAGATCGGCGACATCGTTGGCGGCCTGCACGACCTTGTCCATGATGTGGGTGGTGAGGTCGGCGCGAACGCCGTGCGGTGTCCTGCTCATGGCTTACCTATAGGTTTTCTGAGCTTCTCGAGACCCCGCCGCGCCGCCTCCTCGATCTCTTCCACCGCATTGAGGCCGTTGGCCAGATCCTTAAGCTCGGACCCTTCGAAATCAATTGGGTCCATCGACACCATCAGCTTTCCGAATGCGCGACGGGTTGCACGGCACAGCCTAATCACCTCCAACAGCTCGCGCTCGGCTTGCTTCTGTTTCTTGTCCATCCCACATGTCTACATAATGTAGCCGCCTTTGTCCAGCCGGCAATGCTGCGCGTTGTCAACTGCCAGTTGGTTTCTGCTCACGATGAAGCTGGTGGTGGCACGGCCGGCACATCCAGACGACGTGCGTCGGCCGCGCATAATCAGGGTGATGCATCTCCACTTCGATGGAGCCACACGCGCAGGGTTCTGGAGCGAGGAATCCGCGGCGTTTGGAGACCCCCGCGTAGCTGCGCGCGGTGTCCCTCATTCGTTGGGCGGGAGACGGTGGGTGCGCCCTGCGCCATCTGCGCTGATACGCGGCATGGCAGGCCGGACAGTATCGCTGCCCCGTTCGCCGGTGGCCCTTGCCGCAGCCCGAACATGCTGTTTGTAAAACGTGAAACATTTTGCGCTCGCTCAAGGGAACAAGAACCTGCGGTCCGGCCCACTGATGCAGAACGACACCACCCGCAGCGGGGGCGGTCCGGCGATCTGGGTCGACGCCGACTGGCAGGCCTGCAGCGAAATATAGCCGTCGACGTGGGTGACGCTGTGGGTGGCGCCGAGCCAGGTGAAGATCAGGAGGGTGTAGGTCATCCGGTACGTCCTTGGTAGCCGGCCACCGCTTGGTGCCAGGCCAGCCTGCGGTCGCACCAATTGACAACGGATGCCACCGTGGGCGGGAATTCCCGCTCACTGGCGAGCCCGCGGCTGGGGTCGACGCACTCGTGCACCACACCGAGCGGATATTGCGCCAGCACGCACGCCAGGGCTGCCGCGTAGGTTTCAGGATCGGCCGGCTTGGCATGGGGCCATTGCCCAATGAGCTGGCGACCAGCCTCAAGCGCGGCGCGGGGTGACGTCTCGCATTGGAGGATTTCTCTCGACTTCACCGCCCTCTGTTTGAGAGATAAGGCGGTCGAAGGCTGCCATGGTTGGATCGATTGCGCCATTGCCTGCCACCTTTCGCAAAAGGCCCATCACGTATTCGCGTGGATCAGCCTTGGTTGCCGCTGTCTCGATGACCGCACGGGTCACAGCAAATTCGTAGCGATGGAGCTTGAGTAGGCTGGTCGTGAGCCCGCCCCCATTCTTGCCAAAGACCTGACGACCGAGCCTATACAGTTCCCGCTCTGCAACCTGTGAGGGTGTTTTGGAAATGTCGCCGATTGTCGCCGATTGTCGCTCGATGTCGCTGTTTGTCGCAGATTGTCGCTCGGTGTTGCTAGTTGTTGCTCGATGTTGCTGTTTGTTGCTGCGTTTTGCCCGTTGTCGCAGCTTTTCCTTGGTCCTCTTCGGCGCCAGTCTTGCGTCCTGGACCCGTAAAAATTCGACAATTCCCTTGGCGGGGGTTCCCTCCGCCACCAGCCTGTCGAGTATGTCGAAGTCGATTTTCATGCGCGCGCCGCTGATTTCCTGGAAGCTGCGACCATGCACATTTGGCAGATTTCGTGCGGGCCTGGAGTTTTGCGCACTTCAAATCTCGGCTGCTTGAGGCCTCCGGTCGACCACATTCGGCAAAAAGTATCGCGACCTGTCCACAAGTGCGCCTTGACCTTCTGACCTGTCTTTCTGATCAGGTATTGCATCCCCCTAGTCTCCTCTTTCTCCATCCCTGTCACTCGGTTCAGGCTCGGTTCAAGGCCAGCACCCCCTTACCCCCATTGAGGGATTTATCCCTCTCCGGCGGGCAAGGAAGGCTGGCCTATGTCGTTCCTGTCACTTCGGACGAGGCTTCGGACATAGCCAGTGCTCGGCATTTATCACTAGGCGCATCCGAGCTGGAGCAAGCCCCTACACCCTGCGCCCGCCGCTTGAACTAAGCGGCCACTCCACGCAACAAACCGCAAACTTCCCGCAGATCTTCTTCCTACGACTGTTGAATTTTCTGGCGCTCGTCCATGCGGGTGGCGAGGTCGCCGATCGTGCGCAGCGCCGCGCGGCCGCGCAGCACGCCCCAGTCCTCGAGGATGGCGACGGCCATGTCGATGCTGTCACAGACTGCAGTGATTGCACCGGCGCGCTCGAGCGCCACCAGCGCCTCGCGCTGCGCGGACTCGGGTCGGCGACCGGGCGCCTTGAGCTCCATCGCAAACACGCGCGCGTTCATGATGATGAAAATATCGGGGACACCGGCGCGCACGCCGAGACCGTACAGGATCGCGGCCTCGATCTTTGAGCGCTTGCCGCCGTTCGGGACATGGAAGAAGAAGATGTTGGGCACGCCGCGCGCATGCAGGTGGGCGATCACGCCGCGCTGAATTTTGTCCTCGGGGCGCTCGCGTCTCATGGTCGCCACCGTTCCCAGGCCACGCGGGCGTGCGCGGGGCAATAGGGCTTGCCGTCAATCTGGGTCAGCCCGCAGTAGCGGAACTCCGGAGTCCTAGGATCACCGAATGGCCACCGGCAATGATGCGGCTGCAAGTCGGCGAACGTCACAGTGCCGATCTGGGGCTCGATGATCGGCGCCGGCGGCGGTAGCGGGCGCCGTGAGATCTTCTCGCGCAGGCGCGCATCCATCACGGCGGGCGATGCGCGGGCGGGGGATGGTTTGCGGTTGCGCTCTCGTTTGCCGACGAATTGACCCCTTTGGTGGTTCCAGGGGATCTTATGGCGATGGATTTTGCCGATGACGGCGGAGCGGGTGCGGCCGGTCTTCGCGGCGATCTGGCCGGCGGTCAGTCCGAGTTTGGCAAACTGCGTGAGGCTTGCGAGTAGCTCTTCGTTCCACTGCTGCAGCAACGCCATACGGTGTCCTTCGTGAAGGGCCTCATCTCGAGCTTGCGTCGGATTGCGTACATAGTGTAGAAATCGGTCAGCACGGCGTATGCCCTGTCAGCTCCAAGCGAACAAATATCCTCGATACGAAATAAGAGTCCCGTGGCTGCCGGACTCCGCTATAGTTGCGCGCCAAAAAAGGCGGCTCACCACGGATGCAACCCCCCCCCAAGTGAGGAAGCAGGTTATGAACGAGGGCCCGAAAATCGTCGACTTCAACATTGCCAAGCGGCGGCACTACGATAAATGCGTGTCGGTGAAGAGGTACGACAGCACGGCGATCATGAG